GGCTGGAACTGCAATTCAAGACCGTTCATTGTATAACCAACGTTTGTATAATCAGTATCATTAGTGAGTGTGTCTCTGAAAGTCTTTGAAGACTCAAAGGCAGTTAATGATTCTGCATCCAAAGTTGTGTCAGCAACGAAAATTGCTGCTGCACCAACGATAATGTTGGTTGATGTACCACGACTATAATTAGCCATTTATTCACCTCTTTTTCTAAATAGGGATATTAAGTTGTTTGGCGTTTGTTTCCTCAAAAATAGTATATCATCATTTTTTAGGTGTATAATGAGGTCTTTGTATGATAGTCATACTCAACAATAATCTTATTTCTATAGTTGAACTTGACCGATCCTAGCTCAATAATGTCTCTGGTCTCATCAACCTGAAAGACCCTAAAACCATGAAAAAATACATTGTGATTTAAAGTACCTAGTTTTTCTGGGTTTTCAATTAGCCACTGATTTACGTCTTGGCCTGCTGCATCTTGTCTGTCTAAAGCCTCTATGATTACTCTTGATATGTCAAAACCCTTTTCATCACTAAGTGCATGAATGGTATAAACAAGCTGTTCTCTTTTATGTCTGTAAAATGAATTTGGCTTATATCTTACTAGCCTATCGTATACTACTAAAAATGGGTATGGCTCTGGGTTAAGCTCATCAAATAGATCATCAATGCTTGTTGACTGCACTGGGATAAATGGCTCAAAATTTTCTCCTACTGGGTTATATAGTTCATGAAGCTCTAGCTGAGCAAGTAGGTATTTATTTATAAGTGTTGGTGGAAACCCTGTCGTTTCTTTTACTGTAGCCATAGTCTTATTCTACACCAATCTGTGCATTAGCAATCCATTTAAATCCCGTTGAAACTCCAACTGTCTTACCACCTACTGATCCTGCTCTAAAATTTTTCTTGTATATTACTGGCCTTTTAATGTATGCATATAATCCAGAAGACTTTAGAAACGATTGCTTAAAGTAAATTCCAAAAAACTCATCAACAATTTTTTCAAAAGATCCAGCCACTTCATCTCCACCAGGGTTGTCTACAGTTACTTCCTGAGAGGTAAATACTGTTTCGCCATCTATTTTAAAGGCAAGAACCTTAGCTTTTTTAGGAGATATTTTTACTGGAACTCCTTCTTCCATTATTTTTGCTTTATTATAAAAAGGAACAGATGCTCCATTAGATAGGGTTGTTGACTGTTTAAAGCTTGACTTAAAGGAAAGTCCTAGATTGCTAATTGTATAATCAAAATCATAGAGTCTAGAATTTGGACTTCCAGTCTTATACCATTCATATATATGATGTAATGCTTTTGGGTTTGATCTTGCCGATGAGTCTACGTACTGCTTTAATACATTTACTACTTCTAGTCCCATGTTATTTAAAAATATAGTTTTGCCTTTATTAGCACCATCTAAAAATCCAATAGAATAATTTGTTATATTAAGAAGTTGTTTTTCTAAACTTTTCGTATTAACTGATACTCTCATTACTCACCAACTGTCTGGTTTTCTGATCTACGCAACATTAAATTATAATACTCAATTGATTGAAGGCCACCTACGAACGGCTCAAAAGAAGAAATTTCATATATTGTTCCTCTTCCAGTACGTGGTCCTGCTGTTTCTCTATAAACAATATTATCTCCAGGAAGTCGTATATTTGTTATCAATATATTAGTTATTGAATTATTTTCATTATTTGAGGATATGCGGATGTCTGATCTGGATCTTCCAGTTAGTCTTCCTTCATATTGCAAAAATACTGCTGGTGTCATTTCTTCTTTTATACGACTGCTAATTGATTCTATGTTGCATACAACTGTTCTGTCAAATATCCATTCTTTTACTGCCTTGCCATATTCACTTTGTTTTATGATTGCATAATAAACATCAGCAAGCATCGGATACATAAAGTCTGTTGTCTCGCATGGGTTGGAATATGCCCCATACATCATAAAATTCCTGGGGTCAATATATTTGTTTTGTATTTGTCAATAATAGTATCAACAAGAATATTTCCTGTTCCAGTAAATTTAGATGGATTATATTTTAGTTTGAATTGATCTGTTTCATACTCTAGAACGTATGACTTATAATGGTCTATTTTTCCGCAAGCAATGTCATCCATAAGCATTAGAGTTGCCTCACGTATGTCATTAGGGATTACTTTGTATCCTACTTCATATATAAAAATATAATCTTGTCCTTCTGGAAAAGCAACTGATTGATTTCTTGTGTTTATCCACATGTTGTCAAAATTTTCATATGGGGCATATGCATAAAAAGAATCTGATGCTCCCTCTCTGTAGTTTAAAGGTTTTCTTTCTGCACGATTAAAAGAATCTGTTGAGAATGCATCTGTTGGAACTTTAACTATTGCAGTTTTATCTTTTGTAACTATATAATTATATCCGTCAAGCGCTGGCTCATCTAAAGAAGAGTCAAAAACTAATTTACCATTTTCATAAGCCTGGTTAACCTTGTACAAAGAATCCCAAACTGGCATATAGTCTGTTCCCTGTCCAACTGTTTCAAATATTTTTTTCTCAAATGTAAATCTGCTTCCTACCACAGAGTCAATTATTGCTCGGGCAATTCTTTCATTATGGGTTGCAGATGCAATATCTGATGCAGTTGTTCCTAATGTTTTTGGATTTACGTACGGTCTAACTACTGTTAAAATATCTTCAACTACCAGATCTCCTGGCTCATCATCAATGGAATCATAAATTGTTACGTTGTAGTCATTATCGTATTTTGTAAAATCTTCATCAAGCGTATATGTAATTTGAGAGTTTTCGTCTGACGTTACTGTATTTGATCCAAATACGGTATCTTCTTCGTTTTCAATATAAAATAAGTAATCTGTGTCTGGTTCTGGTACATCGTACTTAATCTCAATTGGATATGGTGGGAGTCTAAGAATTATCATAATTATTTACCGTAGTGTTTTGCTACCTCTTGAGGTGTCGCTATGCGAACCTTGCTGTGGGTAAGCCACTTTTCGGAAACCTCCTTGGTTACAATGTTATAGCCTTTTACGACTTCTCCAACACCATTCCAGAATATATTACGTTCTGAAAACAGTGCTACTTTATCTTCTACTGTCTTTTTTGCTTTTGGTTCGGCTACTGGTTCTTCTTCTTTTGGTGTCCAGCTAGCAATAACCTCAAGCATATTTAACTTTGTAGTTGCCCCAAATAAATCAATGTTGTTTTGTTTTGCATAAGACTTTATTTCCATAACAGTCTTCTTAGATAAATCTTGAATAATAGACATTAATTCCTCCTAAGTTATTATACCAGAATTAGCGTCGTCTTCCTCTGCCAAAATTATTTTGTGATGGTAAACGAATTCCGTGTGGTGCTCCAGATGGATTCACTGCGTTTGGTCCTGATGTATCACCCATGTTTGCTTCACCATTAGTTCCCATAATATTGGCTTGCAAACCATTTGTACCCATAACAATTACTCCTGGGTTTCCAAGAGTAACAATTGCACCTTCTGAAGCATGTGAGTGTCCTTGAGGTGTTCCTGGATATGACATTTATTCTCCTTATAAATGACTGAAGGGGACAGATTTTACTCCGTCCCCCAAGTCAATCGTTTTACGATTATGAGTTGTTTGCTGCTGTTGCGAATGCAACTGCGTCAAGCTCTTCCCACTGAAGACCAAAGCGGACGAATACTGTGTACTCAATTGTGTCCTTCTTTGGCTGGTAGAAACGGTTTACAGTGATATCACGCTGGAATCCCCATACACGGTTCTGAGGGAATGTAAGATCTACATAGCCTGCAGGGTAGTAAGGAACTTCCTGAACCTCAACACCGAGAACACGAGTTGTACGTGCTCCACCAAATGTCTGAGCTCCACCATCAAGGTATGCCTGACGGTTTTGTGGTGTACCTGCTGGTGTACCAGCAAATGCCTCTGCGATTGCATCAGCAAGTGTACCGTTGTTCTTGACAATACCCTGGAATGCATCTGTGCCAGCATAGAACTTAAGGTTGTTCTTGATTGCACGATACTTACGTGGCATTGCTAGGATAATATCCTGAAGAACTGGAGTTGTCCAGTTGTTGTCTGCTACAGTAACAAGTGACTCGTGTGAGTCTCCGCCCTGTACCTTTGAAACAAAGCCTTCCATAATGTTAAGGAATGCGTTGTTGCCAGCTCCTGTACCATTAATTGCAAGATCTTCAATGTCGTTTGCAAAAGCGCTTGTCATAAGACGAACTAGGTGATCTTCAAGAGCTCCACCTTCAATGTTGTCTTCAAGTGCTTCTGTTGATACTTCCCAGTCCAGACGAATCTTCTTAGTAGTCAATTCAACCTTTGAGAAAGTTGCGCCTGCATTTGTGAATGTAGGGTCTGCCTGTGCTGCTGCACGAATTACACGCTCACCAACGTTAACCTTTTCAAGTTCCATTGTGTTAGCTCGCATAGTAACTCTACGTCCATCTTTAGCGAGAACTGTAGCATCCCACACATAATCAATGAAGCGACGAGCTTGTTCAGGCAATAGGATACCTCCAGGTGTACCAACTGGATTTACTCCGAGTTGTGCATCACCGTAGTTTGCACCATCTGTATTACCAAGAACACCTACACGGCCTCCTACGATAACACCTGCGTCTGCTGTAGAACCAGATGCTACTGCGCCCTCACCTGTATGAGTGTGGCCCTGAGCTGTACCTGGATAGTTTTTTACGATATCTTCTGACATATTGTTCACCTCCTAGTGATTTTTATGTTAGTTGTATAGGTCGGAGAATTTGAGGAAACGTCCGCCCCATAGGGATTTTTGAATTGGAGTTTCGTCCAACTCCTGCACGATCTCGCCTAGATCGCCAGACTTGCGGAAAGCGGTGTCCTTTTCTACGGAATCAACTCTCTTTCCAATTTCATTAAAAGTACCCTTGATCTGATTTACATCAGTTGTTGTGGCATCAAGAGACTTCTTTAGGTTTGCAACTTCATCACCAAGTGACTTAATTGTTGCTGTTAGATCGCCAAAGGCATTAGTAACAGATTCCTTGATGTCTGCAATTGCATTTGCAATTACCTCATCAGCCTTTGCAGCATCTTCTGCTGCTGGTGCTTCAGGAGTCTGAATTGCATCTTCTGTTGAAGATGTAGCACTATCTTCTGAATCAGACTTTTCAATTGCTTCTGGAGTTGCTTCTGCAACTACTTCAGCCTTTTCTGTTTCTTCTGTTGGTTGTGCCTCTGGAGTGACCTCTACTGATACTGCTTCTGCTTCTGCAACTGGTGCATCTACTGTCGTTGTATCTTCTGACATAGGGTTTACCTCCTTTGTAATCTTAATTGTACTAATGCCTTTAGCACTATCAACTAAGAACTTTATCATGTTTGCTTTATCTGAGTCATTTTTTTCTACGAAACCAATGTTCTTCATTTCATTACCACTTGTTGGGCTAATGTATGTTTCTTCATCAGAGGTTAGAACAATTCCTGATTCTTCATCGTAGAATACATTTTCTACAACTACATCTGCAAGGTCACCCTTGATTGTATCTACTCCGTCAACTTTTTCAACTGACATAATGCTTGCGAACTGATTTGCTGGGGAATCTACAAGACTCAACTCAACAAGATCATAGTCCTTAATAATTCTGATTGACTTATCTAGTTCTTCGTTATATGCATCATCCCACTTGTTCATTTTACCGCCGATAGAAAAACCAGTGTATGTTCCATCAAGAACTTTCTCCCATGCATCTGCTGCACCCTTGGAGATATATGTAGATACATAAATACCTTTGTAAAACTTCTTTGATTCTGGATCAAAATACTTTTCTTCTTTAAATGAAATCATCTTACCTACTGCTGATGGCTGATGCATTTCTCTGATGTTACCACGGAACTTTGCAAAAGCACTTAGAGATGCTTCTGTGGTTACAATGTCATACTGCTTATCAACGTTGTCCAATGATGCAAAGCCAGAGACGATTCTCTTCTCAATGTCTACTTTGCCAAAGGGCATTGATAAGCGAACATTGTCGCCGTCAGTGGTCCAAAAAGCCTTATTTATGTTCATATCGTATTCCATTATACCAAACTTTTATGTAGATTTCTCAATTATTGAGACGCTCTACCTTCACCCTTCGGATTACGTCCAGATACCGTTGCAGATCCATCAGATTGATTATTTGTTCGCTCTGAATCTCTTGAACGATTTCCATTTGCCCTTGAATCTGCAGCTTGTCTTGGGCTTAACTCAAGTGGTTCATCGCCGTGTTCTGCTTGAGGCAAATCAAGAATTTCACGTGCTTCGTTAGGAAGCATAATCTGATTTTTAACATAACGCTCAAGAATCTGTGACTGTGCAATTTCGTCTGTGAGAGTAAGTTCATTAAACTTAAACTGCAAAATGTCTGTTCTTTCCTTGATAATCTTGCTGATTATTTTCTCAAGATGCTGTTGTTCTGGGCGAGAAACTTGCTCTTTGAATGTACGGTCCTGTGCCAAGGCTGCTGCAATCGCTCCAGAATCTGAACCGCCTAGCTTAGATATTGGAACCTGATGAGCAATAAGAATATCATCACGGTTTTGCTTTCGGTACTCTTTAAATGAACCATCTTGAATACCGTTTTCAATAGGCTTCATCTCAAACTCAACCTTAGACTGATCACTGTCACCAGGAAGTGGGATATAAAGAGTTCTATGTGACTGAGACTTTAGTCCTGTCTGCAAGAATCTAAACATCTTATCTTCAGCATCTGCTGATAGCTTTGCACCCTTTAGAGTGATTACATATCTTGGTACCGCTTTGTTTTCAAAATAATCAATGTTGTATTGTGAAGCTAGCTGATCACCAATAAGAGATGGAAGCGCTGCAATAATATCTGGAACACCATAGTAGGTGTTTAGTGGTGAATAATCTTTGAAGTGAATAATTTCATTTGGACGATTGTCTGCTGTTAGTGGGTTTTTGTTTGTGGCACCAAAGTTACGGAAGTAAACAACCTTTGGCCCAATGATTTGAACATAGCCATCACGGATACGACGAACTCGCATTGTTGTTGATGGGATGTGTCCGATGTATCCAATATCACCACTTACGGTTCTACCAACTTCTAGGTATCCATTTCCAGTTGCTTGAAGGTCTGTATAAATCTTTTCCATTGTTCGTGTAAAACTATCATCATCATTTAGTGATTCAAGCCAGTCACGAAGTTCTAGCTTAGCTCTTTCAATTCTCTTACGTGCACGATCTGTTGCACCTCTGTCTGCATTATTTTCAAGACTCATCATTGTGCGGTCTGTTACATCAAAACGGTAGCCAAGACCAACAACATTTTCTACTTTTGCATCAATAGCAGCATGATTAGCAAAAGATGTGTCATAAAAGTTAGCCAACTCATATAAGTTATATGGTGGTGTGATTACATCAAAAAGACCATAACCATTTCGGTAAACTAGTCCAGGATTAATTGCCTTAGAACCAGAATCTTTTAATCCCTTTGGATCTGCATTTGCTGAATCAAGATAAGGAGTACTAAGAAGATCAATGTTTGAATTAGTAGCAAGGTAACCTTCTTGTGTCATTGCTTTATTTACTTGTCTAGTAATACGACGTTTGGTATTTTCTTCAAGTCCCGCTAAAGTTTTTAGTTCATCCCAGGTTTTATTAAATGGGTCACTATTTTTAAATTGGCTTTCTGGTTTTTCTGTTGTGCCAAGTCTGGCCTCTAGGTAATCGCTATTACTCATCAAAGGCTGCCTTTCCTGCTTTATTCAAAGTCTGCTGTGCAGCATGCCATGCACCAAGATCGTTCATAGACGGAATTAATCCAGACTTCATACGATCCATTTGCTCTGAATGCTCTTCTTCTGAAATGCGAGTAAGGCCAGGAACAAATACTGCTTCCCCGTCACCTTCATCACCATAATGTTTTGCTGCTGCTTTTAGTTCCGCTATCTTTGTCAAGTCATTACGCATTGACTCAATATTGAGAACATTGCCTTCTCCGTCAGTAAACCATTTTCCAGTTGATTTCTTATATACGTATAGACCCCAGTTATATTTCTTTTCTATAACTTGTCTACGTACATTTTTGACAATTGGTTCGCCAGTTTCAGGGTTGATTAAAGAATCCATAACCATCAGTATACCATATTCCCACTAGATAAGTATTTAAAGAACCACTATTTTAATAGAACTTGATCTCACATGCGTCTGTTGAACAATAACTCTCTCCAGCTGCTTCAAGATTTTCTACACCATCATAAATGGCAGACCAGTCAATCTTGCCAATCTTGACTACGTATGAGTTGTATTCTTCTCGTGTGATTTCTGAGTATGGCTGCTGAGGATAAACCTTGTCTCCCATTGGTAGGAAGGATACTGCCTTTAATTGTCCCTCGTACATATTTAGAGCGGGAGCAATAAACTTCTTCTCAGTCTCTTTATCAAATGAAAGTGTCACAGAAACACCATTATCTGACCAATACTTCTGAGCAGTTGCTGCTAAACCAATCTTTTCAAATAAGCTTACCTCCTTCTCAGAACGCTTATGTCCTGATGCTACTGGGAAATATACTACTTGTGTATTTGCTGATACCAAATCATCTTCAATTTTATATCCCGCTGCTCTAAACAAGTGAACCATAGGATCTGTATTTCCAAATCTAATAGCACGAAGATAGAACTCTCCACCAGGTCCCCAGTGAACTCCAGGTGTTGCACCAGAAAGAAGTGAAACTGATCCTGAAGGCTTAACAGTTGTTACACGAACCGATTCACGAACACATAGCCACTCAGAATATGAATGATCATATTTACGAATTGTGCTGTACCCTTCGTCCATCCACTCACGAATAATGGGAAGACCATGCTGATCAGCAAATGCAGCAATACCTGTAAGGGATGTACCAATACGACGATTACGTTGCATAATACCGTTTGTCTGTTGCCAATGTGTTGGCATAAGTGTTACAGTCTTTCCATAAAGATAAGCAAACTTCAACGTCTTGAGGAAGTCCTCCTTGGATTCGTGACGGTTAAGGTGCACTTCTACAAGCGTACATAATTCGTAACTTTCCAATGGCTGCTCCGCACAAGGGTTAAAGCCCATAATTCGAGCATCTTTATAATCAGGTGCATCTGCAAGACGACCATAATTTCGAGCAACATCAAGCCAGATAAAACCTGGTTCTCCGTTGTCTGCAATTAAATCTACATAGTCTTCATATTTAGTTCCAACCTCAGCAGCTATTGAATTATTACTCATCCATGCCCAACCTGGTTTTGATGGATCATATGAATTTCTTTCGGGAAATACTTCTGGATTCTTAAGATTAATAAAACCATCATCTTCTGGAACTCCAAGTGCAAGGGTAGCAGAACGACGAACATTTCCTGAAACTACGCATGTGCCAATAAGATTTACCATATCAACAATTGCACGACTATCTAGCTGCTCTCCCGCTCTAGAACCGATTACTATTTTAATGCGTGTATGAAGATCAATAAGTGGTGCTGGACCGCTTGCTACCCCTCCAAAGCCCTTGATAGGTGCTCCTAGGGGACGGATAAGATCATAGTCAAACTCTTGGATTGATTGGTTTTGGCGAAGAAATGAGTTAATAAGTAATCTAACAGATTCTACCCAACCTTCACGGGTATCTGGAATTTCATAAATAGATACTGGCTCTGTAGGTGCATAAATAGACATTTGTTTGTCTTGTCCAAGAGTGTCAAATCCTACACCAATACCTAACATTAATGCATCCATTACCCAAGCAAATAGGGCTCCTGGATCATTACGATCAATATCACGAGTAGAAACCATTGCACAATTTTGAAGGGATGCAGAGTTACGCTTCTCCATAGTCATAGGAGTTCCAAATGCCCATAGGCCTCTTCCTGGTGGTGTCCACTTTAGCTCAAACATTCTTTGGAATGCTTCTTGAGCTGACTTCTGAGCCTTGTTATCATTCCAGGGTAGACGGTTATCTTTAGCGTGATTCTTTTGAACTGAGTACATACCCTCAATTACACGACGGCATACCTCATGCCAGCGTTCCTTTGTTCCGTCTTCTTTTACACGAGAATAAGTGCGAATAAACGTAATCTCTCCCAGTGAGTTAGAGCCTGCATCTGAGAATCCAAATGGTGCTGGGATAGTAGAGTACTTATTTACAAAGTCCTCTGATAGACGGAATGAGAATACGCTTTCTGACATTTATATACCTTTCAAAGTAAAATTAAGTGAGTACTTCATGTTTTCTGAAGTAGTGTTAAGTATATCATAGATTTAAAAACAAAAACACGCTCAAAATAAACGTGTGAATGTGTAGTTTAGGGTTAGTGCTTTTTATAACTTAGTCTACTGTGCTAAATCAAGTTGTAAAAATTATTTTAAATTATACAGATTCATAACTACCTGAGATAGTAATGTTATCTGCGTCTCCCCAAGTAAAAGGTCCACCATTTCCCACCACAACCCAGCTTGCTACATTGTGATTTGGGCTAGTCACATTCACTGCAAAACTTGTGGTTGATCCTGTATAGTTCCCATTGCCAATACCACCATACCAAGCAGCACCAGAATCAAGTATTGCTGCAGAAAATGTAAAGTTTGAACTTTGGGCTTGAACTGGAAGTGAAAAATTCCAATGACCAGAGCCTGGACTTGTTGTTGATCCATAGACAAGCTTCGCATAAAAGTGAACAGTTTTTCCTAATTGCTTATATCTACCAGAAGCTGTTCCATTTCCTAAAGAAAATCCACCACCATCTGCAGTAATTGTTGGCGTATAAGCGGTCCATGCGTTAAGAATATCAATACCATCAATAGAAATACTTGCAGCGTCTACATTACCGTCAAATGTAACATCGTCATTAAATATTGAGGTGGTATTGGAGTCTAATCCATTTACCTGAAATTGTACTTTGCCCATAATATGTTATTATACCAGACTGTGTTACTTCTTGGTTTTAGAAGGCTTTGTTTCTTTGGGTAACACTATTTGAGACTCAAGACTTTGAATTTTTTGATTAAGACTAGCTATTTGAGACTTTAAGCTGTTTACCTCTCCAGAAAGAGCATTACTCTT